AAGTTACGTTCTGCTGATGGCTTTACTTGATATGTAATAGTTACATCAGTTATTTCTTTATCTTGCTCTGTATGGTACTCTATTTGCTTTTTAAGACCATCCCATATTGCTTTGCTTACTTTCATTATATAAAGTGTTGCCTTCTTAATACTTCTTTGATTTCTTGTATTAAATCAAATCTTTCTCCTATTGTGTAAACACCTCTAAAAGAATCTTTTTCTATCTGTTCTAATATTTCAATTACTTCTTTCATAGTTTATAGTTTTATAGATTGAAATTGATTTTTTGTTACTGCAAAAGTTCTTGACTTAAAAAAAGGTAAGCCTTGAGTGTAGATTAACTTAGCTGATGTTGAATCAGTAGACTTAATTGTAGCTTGTCTTGCTCCTAATCTGTCGATAATAATAAATGTATCTTTCATAATTTCTATTTGTTTTAAAGGGGAGTTTCCTCCCCATTTGTTTTTAAAATTTTTGAATATCTCTAGTTGAATTACATATTCCCGTCAATTGGTATGTCTCACATAAGGTGTTAAATAAACTTTTAACCTTATCTAGTGAAGCCATATCCGTCACTTTTAAAGAGGAAACTACTTCGTCATTTAAAACAACAATCCAATCTCCTTGAAGACTTCCTTTAGCTACTCTATCTACTAATACTGTCTTTAGAGTGATTGTGTTATTTTTACTTTCTGGATACTCTTGAGCTACTTGGTAATTCATAATTTCTGTTTTTGTTTCGTTGGTTATTTCCAACAGTACAAATATATATTAAATAAACTTATAAACAAAATATTTAATAACCTTTATTCAAATTAATTCTTAAAGCATCCTTTTCTTCAAGCAAGTAAACATCTTTTAGTAATCTTTTTTTAGTCCACATTGTAGTATCTGGACAATATTTTTTAACTGCTGCTGGCATCTTTAAAGTATTTAAGTAAAATAAAAAGTTTCCTTTTTTATCATTAACTAAATATATTTTTATTACATCTTTATCTAAAGACATTAGAGCATCGTATTTATCTTTCTCCAGCATCTTAGTTGGATAGTGCTTATTTCTAAACTTCATCTCTATTACACAATCATAACCTTTTTGGGTTTTACCTTTTGCATCCCATCTTTCAGAACCTCCACCAGTCCATTCTAATTCCCAACCTTCAAAATTTAAAAGCAGAACCATTGCCTTTTCTAATTGGTGTACCTTATTTAATGCCATTATTCCATATTACATTTAAATCTTTTATCCATTGTTTTATCATCTTTGGGTTACAAGTACAAGGTTTATAAAATTTGTGCTTGTAGTAGATTGAATGTAACTTGCAAATAAATTCAAATTCTGCTGCTTCAAGGTATGATTTTGTACCCAGTCTAAAGTTTTCCCATTTTGCATAATCTTCTTTATTAAATTTTACCATCTATCAATTTTTATTTCATTTAGCTTTTTTCTTCTATTGTTGCAATTACATTTTGTTCCTCTGTATTTATGCCAAGCATCAACTAAATATTTAATGCCAGTATATTTTGTGATGTAATAAATTAAATCTCCTAACTTCATTTTATTAATTTTACTGCTAATAATAATAATGTAGGTAAAAAAGTAAATAGTGCATCCATAAAACTTGGTAAACTAAATCTCATCTTTGCATCTATTATTTCTTTTCCTATTGATATAAATACCATAAAGCCTATTGCTTCAATTGTAGTTCCATATATTACTAATGGTGTTGCAATTATACTTCCATAGAAGAAATGATTTAGTTTGTCATTAGGCACTAAATTAGCCATTGCTGATAATAATCTTTTAATCCAGTTTTTCATATTAATTTAATTTATAATAGTTTTTTTAATTTTGCTTTTACTTTTTTATAAGTATTATAAAGTGAATAATATGGTATTGAAGATTTGCGTGAAAATGTAGAAATTTTTTCTCCACCATTTATAACTTCAAAAACCTTCCTATCATACCAATACATTTTAGATAATGAATCAGTAATTTTTTTATATTCACTTTCGTAATTTATATCACTTTCAATATTTCCATTTAATATTTGATCTTCAATATTAACAATAGTAATATTTTTACCTTTACGTTTAAAATCATAAAACAAAGATTTTAATGTTTTAAATATATAATAGTAATTAATTTCTTTACCATACATTATATCTAATCCTTTTTCCAGCTTTAATTGTATTTTAATATACATTTCTTGTACAATATCTTCAGCTATTTCTTTACCACATCCAAAGGATATAACTATTTTAATCCATTCTTTGTGCTTTTTAGCAACTAAAACCATTGTTTCTTGTACCATACTTATTTTAAAGGGTCGTATAAATCATTTACTATTTGCGGTAAACCAGATTCATTAACTTCAAAACTAAATGTTTCAAAACAATAACCTCTGCTTCTTCCACATTTAACTGTTACCCAATCTTTATTTACTGTATTTGCTTCTAACTGTATTACTGTTTCTGCTTTCTTTTCTAATGCTGAACCTAAATGTCCAGTACCAAGTTTTGCACTTCCATAGTTTTGATGGATTACATTTATTATATGACAATTATATTGTGTAGATAACCTCATTAATGTACTTACTAATTCATTACTTTGTTCTATATTATTTACATCAGCTAATAAATCAGCCACGCCATCTACAATAACCAAAGATGGCTTATCTATTTTTTCTTTTAAGTAATACTCTATAAACTGCAAACGTTCCTTAAAACCTATTGTTCTTAATGCAAAGGTATGATATTTATCTTGTGGTATATTTGAATCCATTGCTAATGGTCTTGAAAATACCTTTTGTGAATGCCATTGTCCTTGCTCTGTATCTATGTGAATTAAATGCCCATCATCTCTATGTCCTTTTATTTGTCCACCATATATGTTTGAGCCACTTAAAAAGGCTGAAGCAAGTAATGATACAAAGAATGTTTTCATAGTTTTTGGTGGTGCAGTAATTACACTTAAATTTCCAAATGTTCCTAATGCTATTGGCACTAATACATCTCCTTTACTTGATGATAATACTTTTTGTCCATAAGATAATGCAACTGGTGGATATTCTATTTTTTTAGTTATATCAACGTAGCAATCTTGTTCGATATACTCCATTAACATTAAATGCTCTGTTTGTTTTTCTGTTTGTTTTTTTTCCATTTGTTAAATATATAAAAAAAATGGGTACAATTATAAAAACCATACCCATTAATTAAAATTGGTTAATTCTTAAAATGGTAAATCTCCACTTTGTTCATCTACTGCAACTGCTGCTTGTTCTTCTCGTTCTGCAAGTTTTACAGTTCCATCAGTCCATACAACTTTTCCATTTCCTAAATACGTTTTTGCTACTTTAGCATCACGTTCTTCTTTAGTTTGTGAATCAATAAAAGCTACGTTATTTCCGTATCTTGTTTCATCTCCAACCGAAATGGTTAAATTGTAAAAAACGGCTCCATCCTTTCCTTTGATGAATTTCTCTTTCGGTAATTTGTCAACTCTAATTGACCCTACAATTAATGTACTCATAATTTATTTATTTAGTTTTGGTATTGTCAATACACGCAATACCTCGTGTTTCTTTTACTGTATATATATCTTTTAATTCTTTAAATGGTATGGAATAATTATATGTTATTTTATTTTTATTTATTGCTGCTTGCACATTTTTTTTTCCATACTTCTTAAATAACAAAACTTGATTATTGTTCCAAAAATACGTAAGTTTTTCCCAATCAAAAATAAAAATTTTATTATAATTTCTCCACCCATAAATAATATAATCACATTTTTGTAATTTATTTATCCATCCTCTTTCTCCATTACTATGGGAAAATTCGATAAGAATATCATTATAATATTTTTCCCTTAACTTAAATTGAATGTTTTTATTTTCAATTATAGCATCAATTCCATCATATTCTTGGTTTAAATTAACATCCCAATCAATAGTTTTATCTATAAAATTACACCAAAAATCTTTATCCTCTTTACTTAAAGATTGTTTTAATTGTTTATCGTAGTTATTCATATCTGATTCCCATAACTATACCAACCATTTCTTGGTTCTCTGCAAAACAGTTCTATTTTGCTTTTATTGTAAAAAGCAAGTTCTATGTATTCAGCAACACAATCTGGCTTTCTACTGTGCTTACCTCTTGCTTCCCTAATAACACTACTTATTCTAATACTTGCATCTGGTGGTGAAACCTTGCCTTTTACACCTACCATTAAAAGTTCGTGTTGCCCTCTAAACCAATAACCCATTCCTATTTTTTCTTTATCCCAGACTGCGTGTGTTTTATATGTAAAACCCCAACCTTTCATTACATCAATAGCTTCAATTAATTTTGGTGATGTTGCCCACATAAACAAAACACAATTATCTTTTGCTGGTACTTTCATATTGGCAATATCTTTATTGTCCATTGTGGTATAATGGTTTTCTATTTTTCTACTACTACTTTCAGCAAAATCATATCTCCAAGGTGGGTCTGCATATATTACATCAAATTTTTCTGGAATATTGTTTATGTCAACATTACTTACACCTTTTTCAATATCAATTCTAACTTGTGCAATTTCTGCTTTCTTCTCTTCTTTCTTTATTTCTTTATAAGCAGCATTAATACTTACTTCGCCAGTTCTTAATTTTGCTTTTACTTCTTCTGGTGCTTTCTTTTTAATTACGTCAAACATTGCTTTCTTACCAGTACTCCATCCAAGTTTTTTAGAAACTATTTTTTGTGTGTTGTGTTTTGTTTCTAACTTTTTATCAACTATTGATAAAAGGTCTGTTCTTATTCCTTGTGTTTTTTTCCCTTTTTCTTTTTCAAATTCTTCAATAGTAGAATATAGTTCGCCTTTTACAAAATCCATTAAGTTTCTTCTACCTAATTGGTTGTAAGCCATCCATATTTTAACATCTATTTCATTTTTAAAATACTTGCTTTCGGTTTCATATTCTAAATTCCACCTTGTAGCTATTTCAAACCTATTATGCCCATCTATAATAAAGCCATCCCAAGTAAGTATTTTTTCTCTTATACCTTCAGATAAACAATTATCTTCTAATTGCTTAAATTCTTCAGTTGTTAATGGTGGTATTAACTGTTTAAATTCTTCTTTTATTTTCATTTATTTCTTTTTAAAATCATCTGATTCATCTTCGCCAAAAACTCCTAATTTATAAAATCCAGTTAACTGTAAAATTGCTCTACTTTTACATCTCTTCTCGCTCATTTCGGCAACATAAAAACTGTTGCAATTACCATCTTTATAGCTATCTCCTTTTAATGCTGAACCAAAAGTTTCTATTATTATATTTGGTTTTGTTGTTATATATGCAGTTGCTTTCATTACTGCAAATTTAGGCTCACATCTTATAACCTCATAATTAATTATAATATTTTCTTTTGCTTGTATTTTTTCTATGCCTTGTCTTGTGATGATTACATAATGTTGGTGCTTGTAAACATCCTCTTTTTCTAATTCGTAGTAGTTGTAAAGTTCTACTAATTTGTTTCTGTCCATTTTGTTTATATTAAATTGTTAATTTCAAGAAGTGCCTTTAATTCTTCTATTTTGTTTTGCAAGGCTTCTATTCTAAATTCGTATTGATTTAGTAAAGTATCTGTTGTTTGTTGTGAGAAGTGTGAATCCATTATACAATATTTATTAGTAATGATTTAACCTCAACTAATCTTTTATATAAAGCCATTTGTGTAAATGCATCTGAATTAATAGTTGCAAACTTTAAACCTTCCTCTAAGTCTTTAATTTCTTTTTGTAAATCTGTTCTTTGTGTTTTCATTTTTGTTTTATTTAATTAGTAAAAAATTTAATTTATCATCAATAGGTTTTAAAGATTTACTTGTCTTTATTATTTCTCCATTTAACCAAAGACTAATTTTGTCTTTTAATATTGAAACCTCAATTAAATCTTGTTGAGAGTTTGTAAACTCTAAATCTTGTTCTTGTAATAATTGTTTTGTAAGTGTCATAATTTCTGTTTTAATTATTAATGTTAAGCAAATATAAACAAAAAAGTTAATAAAACAAGTGTAAAACAAAAAAAAAGGATATAAAATTAATTATACCCTCTTTTAAAACACAAACAGAAGTTCAAATTTAGTCTTTTAAAAACTATCTACCAAACTTTTATACTTTAATATCATTTCTTCTAATTCAAAATCTGCAAGTTTAATTGTTTCTTTAGCTTTATAATATAATTCTTCAGAAGTACCATCCCCATATTTTTCATCTAAGTATTTAGAAAAAAGAAACTGTTCTCCATATCGAAATACATTGCACCCAGCACATTGGATTTGACAGTTTTGTTCCAACCATCTTGTTGAATAGTGTTTACGTGATTGAAAATGTCCGTTTTGTAGTTTCTTCCAATGGTCTACTTTACCACAAGTAAAACAAGTTGCATTACCAAATTCATCAGCATCTTTTAATCTTATATATT